GTTAGGCCGGGCTGCACAATCTCCGGGCATAAAGAAGCCCGGCGGGTTAGGCCGGGCGGGTTCGGTTATCAGGTGATAATCAGTTAGGCTGGCTGGCCTGCAATGCGGCCTGCAGGTGCTGGATAATCAGCGGCAGATAGAGGGTGTCATCCTCACTCGACTCACAGGCCTTTATAAGTTTTGCCAGTTCCTCGGCCAGACGCGTGGCAAGCTCACGCTTAACGGCAGGCTGGCCATCATCGGTCGCAGGCCACGCATATTTTGCAACGCGGGAGAACATCGTATGCGCCTGAGCCCGGATGTTACGCTTTGCCTCGTTCGCGGCCTGCCATTCGGCAGCATAGGTGCTGTCTTTGGCGCAAAACTCTAGATACTGGGCTGAGCCCTTACGGAACTGATCTGTGCCCATGATGCGGACAGCATCCTCCCCAAGCGCCGGGAGAATGGCATCGGCAATAAACTGTGCCTTGCTCTCTGTGAACGTGGCTTCCGTGTAGTGCGCGGAGACAATGTGCCCGCAGGCTTTCCACTTGTCAGCCATGGTCGCATCGGCACGAACTGCAGACTTAACCGCTTTGATAACTTCGATGTTAGTAGACATTGTAGACGCCTTGCGCCGCAGCGCGTTGTGAGTAACTTGATTCGATGTAGTCATTATAATGATAATTCGAGAATCTCAAAGCATTATCAGTGTTAATCAAACGGCTGTCAGGCTGACCCCACCGGCCCGGCACCCCCCGCAATAGGTTAGGAGTCCCTGCGCTCGCTATTACATAAGGATCTGCGCGACTCACCTTACTTCTACAAATTTCTTTACAGTACCCCTACCCCCTTATATTTCTACAAAGCTTTATAAAGTCCATATATAGAAGTACCCCCGTCATGTGTTTGGGACTCCAGCCCCCCGGGGTATATTTTTATCCGGCCAAAAACCGGCCAAGTTTGTGTTTTGCAGGGGCGGGGCTATACTCAGGGTTATGCCAATAGTTGCAACGCCTGAAGTCGGTATTCCATTCCCATTCGATACCACACCGGAAGAGCTAGACGAATTTCGAGATAAAGCCCATGCCTATTTCAAAACCCTGCAGGCTGTGGCGGATCACGGGCTTGAAGTTGAAGTAACCGATTCTGATAAAGCCGAGTCCCATCGGATTATGGCGCAAGGCACCATGCCCCCTGCCCGCGAAATGACCCCCGGCGTCATTATGAATCTCGAAGCCATCCTGACGGATTGGGATCGGGAAGTTCTTGACGTGCATCGTCGCCTACGTAACTACGTGACAAACAAGTTGGTAGTTGAGACTGTAGACCCGGATCCTAAAGTCCGACTTAAAGCCCTAGAGCTTCTGGGCAAGTCCTCCAGTGTTGGGCTGTTCTCGGAGCGGGTTGATGTCCATGTCACCCACCGTACGGTCTCGGATATTGAGACTGAGCTTCGCAAGACGCTGGAGCTTTATGGTGGGGACTACGCAGACATAACCCCGGCTGGCCCCAAGAGCATCGCGGAACTGGATCTGGATGAAGAACTGGGAGCCATAGATGGATCCGAACCTACTGCTTGATATCGAGAAGCGGCTTCCCAGTATGCCGGAAGCCATGCAGCAGAAGGTCGGCCAGCTAGTGGCTGAAGCTCGCAGGACTGCTACCCGCGACAGGGCTAAGACCGACTTCATGGCCTACGTTAAATACGTCTGGCCTAACTTTATCCACGGGCGTCACCATGAGAAAATGGCGCAGGCGTTCCAGCGCGTTGCCGAGGGTAAGGTAAAGCGACTCATTATTAATATGCCACCTCGCCATACGAAGTCGGAGTTTGCTTCGTACCTGCTACCCAGTTGGTTCTTGGGGATGTTCCCCGGCAAAAAGATTATCCAGACCTCCCATACTGCCGAGTTGGCAGTGGGCTTTGGTCGTAAAGTCCGTAACTTGGTGGATGCAGATGCCTACAAAGACATTTTCCCTGATGTTGCCCTTCAGGCTGATAGCAAGGCTGCTGGTCGTTGGGCTACTAACTATGCTGGTGAATACTTTGCTATTGGTGTTGGTGGTGCTGTTACTGGTAAAGGCGCTGATCTGCTCATTATCGACGATCCTCACTCGGAGCAAGAAGCCACCCTCGCTGAAGTAAACCCTGAGGTCTACGACAAGACCTACGAGTGGTACACATCTGGCCCTCGGCAGCGTCTGCAGCCGGGTGGGGCTATTGTGGTGGTGATGACCCGGTGGAGTAAGAAAGATCTGACGGGCCAAGTACTCAAGGCCGCAGCCCAACGGAGCGGGGAAGAGTGGGAAGTTATCGAATTTCCGGCTATTTTGCCGTCTGGCAACCCACTTTGGCCGCAGTTTTGGTCACTTGAGGAGCTTCAGGCCCTTAAAAACGAGCTTCCCAACTCAAAATGGATGGCTCAGTACCAGCAGCAGCCCACTTCAGACGTTTCGGCTATCGTAAAACGCGATTGGTGGAAGATTTGGGACGATGACACCCCACCTTTTTGTGAATACCTGATCCAATCTTGGGACACGGCGTTCTTGAAGACGGAACGGGCTGACTTTTCAGCCTGCACAACGTGGGGAATCTTCTACCGGCCCGATGCAACGGGGGTTAACCAGTCCAATATAATCCTGCTTAATGCTTTTAAGAAGCGCATGGAGTTTCCAGAGCTAAAGATGACGGCATTTGAGGAATATAAGGAGTGGAACCCCGATAATCTGATCGTGGAAGCCAAAGCTGCAGGTAGCCCCCTTATATTTGAGCTTCGGGCAATGGGTATTCCCGTGCAGGAGTTCACCCCGTCTCGTGGTAATGACAAGATTGCCCGTCTGAATTCTGTGGCCGACATATTTGCGTCTGGCCGGGTCTGGGTTCCCAATACCCAGTGGGCGGAAGAGCTAGTTGAGGAAGTAGCCAGCTTCCCATCCGGCGAACATGATGACTTGGTAGACTCCATGACACAGGCGCTTATGCGCTATAGACTGGGTGGGTTTATTCGCCTAGAGTCCGACGAACCGGAGAAGCCGAAGTCGTTTCGTAGCAAAAAAAGCGGGCGGGGTTATTATTAATGACGTTTTTTAAGGTAAAGTTGGGGACTAAGATTTTCCGGCTGGGCCTGACTACCAAGCCCTTCCCCTATTTGTCGTTTAGCTTAACCGATATCTAACGGGTAACGGCGCAGGAGATTTGAATGTCAGCGAACATGGATAAAGGTCTGTATGCAGCCCCACAGGGAATTGACTCCTTGGGAGAATCTGCCCTTGAGATTGAGATTGTTGATCCTGAAGCGGTCAACATCCATGCAGATGGCCTAGACATTCAGCTTTCTAAGTCTAAGGAAGATCACGATGCTAACATTGCCGAGGACATGGACGAGCGAGAGCTTCAGTCCCTTGCCTCTGAGTTGCTAGGTGACTACGAGTCGGACGTGATGGCTCGTAAAGACTGGCTGACTGCGTACGTCGATGGCCTCAAGCTGCTGGGCCTTAAGAACGAGGACCGCACGGAGCCGTGGCCCGGTGCCTGTGGTGTGACCCACCCGCTGCTGATGGAGAGCGCGGTCAAGTTCCAGTCCGAGACTATTATGGAGACCTTCCCTGCCGCCGGCCCTGTCCGGACTAAGATTATTGGCAAGGAGACCCCCGAGAAGAAAGAAGCTTCGGTTCGTGTTGAAGAGGACATGAACTACGAGCTTACCGAGGTGATGCGCGAGTATCGCCCGGAGCATGAGCGGCTTCTAATTAGCCTGTGTCTGGCTGGTAATGCCTTCAAGAAGATCTACTTTGATCCGGCGATGGATCGTCAAGTTGCGGTCTATATTCCGGCTGAAGATATCGTGGTGCCCTATGGTGCGTCGAGTCTGGAGTCGGCTGAGCGCGTTACGCACCGGATGCGTAAGACTGAGAATGAGCTTCGCCGCCTTCAGGTTGCTGGGTTCTACCGAGACGTAGAGCTTGGCGAGCCGATGCAGGTTATGGACGAGGTTGAGAAGCAGAAAGCTACGGAGCAGGGCTTTTCCGCCACGATGGATGACCGGTATCAGATCCTTGAGATGCACGTCAATATCGACCTTCCGGGGTACGAGGACGTGGATGACGATAACAATGAGACGGGTATTGCCCTGCCCTACGTTGTTACGATTGATAAAGGCACTAGCACTATTCTGGCTATTCGCCGCAACTGGTTGGAAGACGATAAGCTCAAGGCCCGTCGCCAGCACTTCGTGCATTACGGGTATATCCCCGGCTTTGGCTTCTACTATTTTGGCCTTATCCATCTGATTGGTGGACATTCTAAGGCCGCTACGTCCTTGCTCCGCCAGCTTATTGACGCTGGTACGCTCTCCAACCTCCCCGGTGGGTTGAAGGCAAGGGGACTCCGGATCAAGGGCGACGATACGCCTATTGCCCCGGGGGAGTTTAGGGACGTAGATCTTCCGTCTGGCGCGATCCGCGACAACATCCTGCCGCTTCCTTATAAGGAGCCTTCGCAGACCCTGAGTTTGCTGATGGATAAAGTGGTGGATGACGGTCGCCGGTTTGCCGCTACGGCAGATTTGCAAGTGTCCGATATGTCCCAGCAGGCTCCTGTTGGTACAACCCTCGCCATCCTTGAGAGGGCGTTGAAGGTGATGAGCGCGGTGCAGGCTCGTGTTCACTACACGATGAAGCAGGAGTTCAAGCTCCTCGCCGCAATCATCCGCGACAATACTCCTGAGTCGTATGACTACGATCCTGAAGTAGGGAACAAGTCGGCTAAGAAGGCTGACTATGATCTGGTTGAGGTTATTCCGGTATCGGATCCAAATGCCTCAACGATGTCGCAGCGAGTCGTTCAGTATCAGGCGGTTCTGCAGTTGTCTCAAACTGCTCCCCAGATCTACGACCTCCCTTTCCTGCATCGTCAGATGATTGAGACCCTCGGCGTTAAGAACGTCGCAAAGATTGTCCCAATGGCCGATGACATGAAGCCAGTGGATCCAGTGTCTGAGAATATGCACGTCCTTATGGGTAAGCCGGTTAAAGCCTTTATCGGGCAAGACCATGATGCCCATTTGGCTGTTCATACCCTGATGCTTCAGGATCCTAAGCTGGCAGCTACGCTAGGCCAGAACCCGCAGGCGCAGGCACTTATTGCTGCCGCGCAGGCGCATATCATGGAACACACTGCGTTCCAGTACCGGGCGAATATCGAGAAGATGCTGGGCACGGCCCTTCCGGCTATGCCCAAGGATGATGAAGAAGTTACCCCGCTGGCTCCTGAAATGGAGGCGCAGATTGCCCAGCTTTCGGCGCAGGCAGCAGCCAAGCTTCTTCAGAAGGATCAGGCTGAGGCGCAGCAGCAGCAGGCTCAGCAGCAGGCACAGGATCCGCTACTCCAGATGCAGCAGCAGGAACTGCAGATTAAGCAGGCCGAAGTGCAGCGTAAGCAGCAGAAAGATCAGACGGACGCCCAACTTCGGGCGAACGAACTGCAAATTAGGAAGACGGAATCCGAGGCCCGTACCGAATTGGAAGGGGCCAAGCTGGGTATTGATACCCGGCACAAACGAGCATCTTTGCTTGCTCAGCAGATGAATAGCGCAATTCAGCATGGCAACACTGCCGTTCAGCAGCGGAATGACATGGATAAACACAAAGCTAATCTCGGGCATCAGACGTTTAAGCATCTGAACCCCGCAGCGCAGAATCCGCCCAATCCGGGCGCAGGTAGGAAGAAAGAGGACTAAATGAGTTATCACTACGCATTCGATAGCCTGCACAACAGGCTTGAAGAACAGCGCGAGATGGTGGTGGAGAGTATTACTCGGGGGAATTTGTCCCTCGAAGAGTACAAAAGACTATGCGGATCCCTCCAAGGTCTGGATTACGCAAAGCAGATGATTAAAGACCTAGCAAAGAAGTTGGAGAATGAAGATGAGTAACGTAGACGTGGCGGCAACGCAGGAAACGGTTGCCAGTGCTAAGCAGCTTCCTAACCCTCAGGGGTATCGGATTCTTTGCGCTGTTCCCAATGTGGAAGAGAAGTTTAGCGACGTAATCCTTAAGTCTGAAGACACCAAGCGCGTTGAGGAGCAGACCACTGTGGTTCTGTTTGTCGTGAAGCTTGGGCCTGATGCGTACAAGGACGCGGCTAAGTTTCCGACTGGCCCGTGGTGTGCGGAAGGCGATTTTGTCCTTACCCGCCCCTATTCCGGTACTCGCGTGGTTATCCACGGTAAAGAGTTCCGCATTATCAACGATGACACCGTAGAGGCTGTTGTCGAAGATCCCCGTGGCGTACGCCGCGCATAAGGAGTTAACTCATGGCACAGGAAGAATTTAAGTTCCCTGACGAGAAGGTAGACGAGACCCCTGAAGGTGCAGACCTTGAGGTTGAGATTGTCGATGACACGCCAGTACAGGATCGTGGCCGTGCCCCGATGCCCAAGGAAGTTGTCGAGGAACTGGAAAAGGATGACCTTGAGGAGTATTCCGACAAGGTAAAGAAGCGTCTGGGTCAGATGAAGAAGGTCTGGCACGACGAGCGGCGGGAGAAGGAAAAGACAATCCGGGAGAAGGAAGAAGCCCTCCGGTTTGCCCAGCAGCAGTTTGAGGAGAATAAATCCCTTAAGCAGCGCCTTGGTCAGGGCCAGAAAGCCCTTGTCTCGGAAGTTACTAAAGCCGCTACTAATGAATTGGCTGTCGCAAAGGATAAGCTGCGTCAGGCGTACGATTCTGGGGACTCGGCCCAGATTACCGATGCTCAGGAAGCCCTGACCGACATTAAGCTGAAACTAAAAGATTACGAAAGGTACCGCCCCTCTTTACAGGAGGAAGATAATCAGGTACAAACAAGACAACAGGTACAGGCACCAGCCAGACCTACTGATACTAAAGCGGAAGCTTGGCGTCAGAAGAACACTTGGTTTGGTGCAGACAAGGCGATGACCGCCCTTGCCCTTGGCCTGCATGAGCAACTGGTCGAGGCGCATCAAGACGATCCGGGGTATTTTCGTTCCGACGAGTACTACCAGCGAATTGATACCGCCATGCGTAAGCGATTCCCCGAAAACTTCGAGGAAGAGCAAGCCGAAACTACGGAAAGGGGTAAACCCGTTCCGCGCAAGCCATCTAATGTTGTTGCTCCAGTTACGCGGGCTACCGCACCCCGTCAGGTTCGCCTGACACCTTCGCAGGTTGCTCTCGCCAAAAAGCTTGGTGTTAGTAATGAAGCGTATGCAAGAGAAATGATTAAGCAGGAGAACGACAATGGCCGATAACCGTATTACTCGGGAACTGGAAAGCCGGGAAACCGCCAAGCGCAAGCAGGAATGGGTTCCGCCCCAGTCACTCCCGACCCCGACTGCTCAGCCGGGATATGTGTTTCGATGGATTCGGACGGCGATCATGGGGCAGTTTGACCCCACGAATACGTCTGCAAAGTTTCGTGAAGGTTGGGAGCCTGTGAAGGCAACCGATCACCCTGAACTGATGATGTTCGCTGATCCAGCAAGTCGTTTTAAGGACAATGTTGAGAACGGTGGACTGCTGTTGTGTAAGGCCCCGGAAGAAATGGTTGCTCAGCGTAATTCGTATTATGCAAACCAGACCAAATCTCAAGCCGAGGCAGTGGACAACAATTTTATGAGGACTGAGGATGGCCGGATGCCGCTCTTTAGCGAGCGTAAGTCCAGTACGTCTTTCGGTCGCGGTACCAAATAATTTTTTAGGAGCTATTAATGGCTTACCCGACTATCGACAAGCCCTATGGGCTTAAGCCGGTCAATTTGATCGGTGGTCTGCCGTTCGCTGGTGCGACTCGGCAGGTTCCCATTGCCTCTGCTTATGGCACGGCAATTTACAACGGTGACGTGGTTCAGTACACGACTGACGGCACGATCATCATCTCAACGCTCTCGGCGCAGGTTACGAATACCTCGGCTGCAGCCACTACGCTTCCGGGCGTTCTGGGTGTGTTCCTTGGTTGCTCGTACACGAATCCGGGCACGAAGCAGAAGCTGT